CCGTAGAAAAAACTTCCCCTTAACTGTTGCTTTTTGTTCCCACATCGAGTACTTTCGTTCCATCGATTCGTCACCGGGTGAAAAATGCGCCCACTGAAATTTTTCAGCGATTCGAACGGTTCAAGTCCGGGGAGCAGTGACGATTTCGATTCATGAGAGAGTGAGGGGTTAATTTACAGGCCGGGGAGTGTGATAGCTTCCCGGATCGAAGCCGAAAGGCAAAACGTTCTTTAGGATAACCATACTAGCGAGTATGGGCTTTAACAGGCCCTCGCGGTAGCCCGTGCGATTGGCGCGGGTTTTGATTAGTTGAGGCCGGACGCTATCTTTGTAGCGCTCAACATTAGTAGAGTATTTTAAAACCATTCGTGGGGGAAGCAATCCGGCGCTGAACCTACGAGTGGTTTTTTTATTTGGGGCGTCTCACGGCGCGATTTATCTGCATAGTAAGTGCGCAATGAATTGCAGACCTGTATCGGTTCTTCCTCGGCTTAGCGGCCCTGCTCGAAAGATACAGAAAGGGTTACAACTCCCTTTTGCCGGTTTCGAATACCGGACGCTCCACATTTGAGCCGACGACGGCAACCAGAGGCACACAGAGAGAAAATAGGTTGCTGGCAGCCTGGAAAGACAGGCAAATTTTTAAACGGCCTTTTGCTTTATAAGGGCCGTCACTGGCAAGTGCTAGCGTTTCCTGACGAGGGGCATAATCCTCAGTTAAATTCAGCAGATGGGCTTTCTAATGACTTGCATAATACCCGGCTGGAGCCAAGCGAAGCGACACGGTAACTTAATGTGACGGAAAAGGTAGAGGTGAAAATTCAGGTCAATCTTCTTCTAAGGGGGTAAGGGGGTTGACTTGCTTTTTCAGACCGCTCGCTCCCCGTTGCTTATGTTCTGGAAACGATTCGAATTTGTAAACATTAGACAATAAAGTATTTGATATGAAAGCCCAACACCCTTACTTCAAACCTTGTTTGGCAGCTTGGTTTGACTTCTACAAACTACGCACCAAAGAAAACTACGTGATGAGTCCGAAGGAAGGAATGCACTTAAAGCAGGTAATCAAAAAAATAGAGTTAAAGCTCAAGGAAAGATCGGTGGAGGTGAACGAGCACACGGTCGTAAATTCATTCAACGCGTTTCTTTCCTCGGTGACCGACCAATGGATTTTAAACCACCTGGAAATATCTTTGATCAACAATAAGTTTAACAGTCTTTATGTCAACGCAGTTAGAACCTCGCCGCTCGGAAGACTCGATCGTATCAGCGAAGAGATCGCCCGGCGAAATTATTCTCAGGGAACAAAGTAAGGAGTCGGTGATCCTAATTATTGCCGGGGCCATCGACAAGACGGCGGCGCTTTTCCAGATACCCAATTGGAACACCACGGCCTCGGTGGATCTCGCGGAATGGACGTACACGGCCTATCAATTCGAAGAGTTAGACGTCATTGTAAAAGGCATTCTGAACCCGCCGCCCTCGGATCAGCGCGTCTATCGCTTGAGCCCGGACGTGATCTCGGAGTGGATGGCGGTGGCACTGGACAAGAAAGCCGAACAGCGTGAAAAGGAGCATCAGGCGGAAAAGAAAAAGCCCCACGCGGTAAAGGAGATCATTGACGCCTACAAGCCTTCGCCCGAAGAATTGAAGCAACTGGAGGACGCGGTGAGTAATTCCAACATGAAAGCGATCCCGAAACTTACCCCGGAGGAACAGAAATTTTGGGGCGGCGAAAAGCCCAAGGCATCGAGTGTCAACTACAGAAACCCCTTCACGCAAGAGGAAATCGAGCTAAAGCAAGCCATTACCAAAGCAGGGAGTGAATTCTACCGGAAGAACAAATTCATTTATACGACACTCAAACTTTTCAACGTGAATGAGTTCGACGTGCTGGCCGACACGCAAGAACATGCCAACGAAATATTCAATAATGCAAGGCAAATGGTAGCCCCTGCGCAGCCCTGAGAGAACCAACTAAAAAATTCAAATGGCAATACTAAATTATACTACTTCAATTTCAGCCGAAAAAAGCATTAGTGAAATTCAACGATGCTTAGTTCTGCATGGGGCAACGAAAATCGTTACTGATTTTGCTGATGGAAATCCTTCAGCGGTAACGTTTTGTCTAACAATCAATCAGGCACTTGTCGGATTCTCACTTCCAGCAAATTACGAAGGTGTCTTATTGGCCATGAAAAAAGATAAGAAAGTGCCTCAACGAATGTGTACTAAAGAACAAGCATTGCGTGTATCATGGAGAATAGTTAAAGATTGGGTGGAAGCGCAAATGGCCATTGTAGAAGCAAAACTCGCTGATGTAGCGGAGGTATTTCTACCGTATGCAATCACAAAGAGCGGGACTACCCTCTACCGAGAAATTCAAGGAGATGGAATGAAATTATTAGCCTGAGAGAACCAGACAACGAAAACGTAAAATGAAAAAAATATGAACGATTACAAATTCACCATTCTGAAACAGTGGAAAGAATTCTGTTACCGCGCAGGGCTCCCGGAGGAACGAATGCCAGCCGACCAACGACGCGAAATGAAGCGCGCATTCTTTGGTGCGTGGGGGCAAGCGTTGATCCATTTTCGCGATGAGATAAGTGCGGAGGATGAAGTAAAGGCAGTTAGATTGATGGAAGGTCAATTGAAGGAGGTCACTGAGTTTTGGTTGGATGAACAAAATAAACAGAATTAAAATGAAACCTATCCAATTCCCAGAGCAAACAGTAATTATTGCGAAGGACCAACCAGAGTACTTACCACTTCCTGCTTTCATTGATGAAGGACCTCGCGGTGAAGTTGTTTTTTGCATGGGCCTTTCGTTTCGTGAACGCCTCACACTTTTATTCACTGGCAAACTTTGGTGTTCGTTGATGTGCTTTCATCAGCCTGTAACACCGTCGTTCTTCTCTGTGAAGAAATCAGACGTCTTGATAATAAAGAAATCTGCATGAAGCCCTCCGTCCACATTCACCGCTCCCACGCCTACCACTACGGAATCTACTACCTGGTAGCTGCGCTCCTTGCGTTGCCCTTTTTAATCGGCTTCATGGCGTGCTGGTCTTGGATTGTTTTTGTAAATTGAGAGAACAAAAACCCCTTAAATTTTTATGATAAAAGTCAATGAAAAGTCAATGGGCGCATACCATACACTTGTTGCCCAAAAAAACGTCAACGAATGGAAAAAGGGCGAGATGAAAAAAGACTGTTGGATTCAACTCATGTCCTGCGGTCGGGTCGCGGTAATGGGAAACATTAAATTCAAGCCTGACCCGAAAGGATCGCCTTATCCCATTGCAGAGTATGATTTCTTCTACAAGGTATTCGCTAGCATTCAAGCGGTCCATGATGCCTTTACAGAACAATTACCATTGTCCCTCAAATGACAACACTAAGCGAGGACGATCTAACCCCTCTCCCCGACAAGCTTCATTGGATGTGCATCCACGAAGACTGCGAGAACCCTAAAGTCGGCGGAACGCATTACTGCCATTCTCATCTAAAGGCCATCAAAAAGATCGCCAAGCAACGCACACAAGCCGCCGAAGCACGTAAGATGCAATTCGAGAAACAGCAAATTCCACGAACCCCGATCAAAAAGGTGAGCGATAAGAGAGCGGAGGAACTGAAGCAGTACACCCCACTCCGAGCCAAGTTCATCGACGAGCATCCGAACTGTGAGGCAAGGTTGGGCGGTTGCACAGGAAAGACGGAAACGATCCACCACAAAAGTATGTCGGCTCTTGACTTCCTGAACGTCGAAACGTGGTTAGGCTGTTGTCTGATATGTCACATAGCAATCGAAGCAATACCGGCTGAAAAGCGAAGAGAAATGTTGTTTTTGGTTGACGTTAAAGAGAGGAAGACGATATGACAATTAAACAAGCTCAGTATTTAAGAGTTGGCGACGTATTGCAGTCTGGCCCAAAAGTAATCAGAGAAGCGCAAGTAGGTCTTAACACACCAAAAGGAAAATGCGATCTTGTGGTAGAATATCCTAGCGGAAGGCGAGTATTAAAAATATGGAACAAGCGAACTGAAATTGCGATTATATGATCGAGCTTTTGAACTGCGATAATATGGACTACATGCGCACTTGCAAGGACAAGGCTTTCGGTCTGGCTATTGTAGATCCGCCGTATGGGCTGAATGAATCTAAAAGACATAATTATCATCCCGGAGCGATCAGTACTTATAAGCCTAAAAAATGGGACAATAATGTTCCGACAGAAGATTATTTCATAGAATTGCAGAGGGTTTCAGTTCATCAAATTATCTGGGGCGGTAATTATTTCAATTTACCGCCAAACTCAAAACCCATTATATGGGACAAGCAACAACCTGAAGGAATTGATCAGGCAATGTTTGAATACGCATGGAGTTCACAAAAAAATATTCAGGCGAAAATATTCAGAAGGTCTCCAGCGGCAGATAACAATAAAGTTTCAAATGGAGATCGACGCGCAATGCAAGAACGTCGTCGTATTCACCCCACCCAAAAACCCGTCGCCCTCTACAAGTGGCTCTTAAAGAACTACGCCAAGCCCGGATGGAAGATATTTGATTCACACCTCGGCAGCGGATCGATTGCTATTGCCTGTCACGACTACGGTTATGATCTCGTCGGTTGCGAACTCGATAAAGACTACTACGATGCCGCTATGAAACGTCTAAAACAACATCAATCCCAACTATCCTTCGTATGAAATCCTTTCTCCCCTACCTCTCCGCTCATGAATGATTTGCTGATAAAATCCCATCAAAACTTACTGAAGCCTTTCGACAACAAATTTCACAAAGGCAACGGATCCGACCAGAAACATTATTGGCTCGTGCCGCCGATGATCTACAATCCTCTTAATGATGAATTCGGCTTTAATTTCGATCCATGCCCATACCCAAAGCCTGACGATTTCGATGGACTAACCTGCGAGTGGGGAACTTCAAACTGGGTAAACCCTCCCTTTGGTTCGATCTATCACCAAGGGCCGAATGATAAAAAGCCACGCAAGAAAGGGCCGACAGCGTGGGTACGCAAAGCCCTATTCGAGCAAGCAAAAAATAAAACGTCGGTGCTTGTCTTTCCATTGAGCAAATGGGAATTGATGTTGATGGATGGATTAAAAGGACCAAACGTTGAGGTACGAAATCTTGGTGACGTGAAGTGGCTTGCTATCGAAGATGGATCAGAAGGGAAAGGCACCGGCAGGCACATAGCATGTTTTATCTTACGAGGCTATCAAAAAACTGTTTGGATATGAAACGATTCGCACCTTACCTCTCCGCCCTCTTTCTGCTCCCCTTGCTCTTCTTCGCAGCCACCTGTGAGCAACCCGCCACGGTCTACCAGAACTGCAACATGGACAGCCTAACGCATCTCATCGATTCGTTAAAGAGACGGCCTACATGTTTGTTGAATGATCCCTACATCGCAATTTCATTTGACTCAATAACCCCTCGACAGACGAGCGACTTATTGAGTCTTGCTTTTAGTATACCGAATGCCAGAGTCGCAATGAGTGGCTCCATAGTTTTAGATTCTTCCTATTTATCATGGCCCGACCTCCAGCACCAAGTCGATACGCTCACCCTCCAACTGCAAGCCTGGAAGAACGTGGTCGTGATCAATCACACCAACCTCGAACACTTGACAAACTCACTTGAACAGGCTACCTTTGAACTCACCGCCGAGCGAGCGCGCAACAAAATCATGGAAGGGAAGCTGAGGAGCCGATTGGACAGCGCGGCGGCGATCATCCAAAGACAGGAGGCACAACTCAAGAAATGCATTTACGCTGATCCGAAATGAGCGACACCGTGTTTTCAAATGATCTTTCGCTAATGATTGAAAAAGTCAGATACGAAGTTCAATTCGTTGATTACTCAGAAAATGAGTGGACTGTTCCATTACTTCTTACTGAAAAACGCGCTCAGGAAATCATGAAAGATCAGGCAATTTCAAAAGTAAGATTTAGCGATATTCTCAGTCCTTTGTTTAGTCTGACATTTGATTACAATCAAATCTCAATGCATAACGAGGAACAGCGCAAACTATTGTCAACAAACATGTTCAAAGCATGACTATCACCACACCAAATCCCCCCACCCTCGCCGATCTGGAAGCCAAGACACTCGCCGCCTACGACAGCGAGATCGAAAGCTTACAGCAACAGGAGGCCGAGATCAAAGAGCGCCGGAAAGCCTTGATTGTACGTCGGGCCAAGTATCGGAAGGCGATAGGACTGACACCGAAAGAAGAGAAATAACATGGCAGCCCCCGAAGGAAATCAGTTCTGGAAACTAAGGTCGAAACACGGCAGGGACAAGCTTTTTGCCTCACCGGATCTTATGTGGGACGCCGCGTGCGAGTACTTTCAATGGTGCATCGACAATCCTCTTTACGAATCCGAAGCCAAAGTAATCTCAGGAGGGAGGGGAGAACCAGGTTCGGTAGAAATCGCTGAATTACCCAGAATGCGCCCGTTCACCATTCAGGGACTATGCCGCTATTTGGACTGCAATACCAAGTATTTTTACGATTTTAAGGACGCGAATCACGTAGATTTTTCCGAAACCCTTACGCGCATTATGGACACAATCTATGAACAGAAGTTCACCGGCGCGGCTTCCGGCTTCTTAAATCCGAACATCATAGCCCGCGATCTCGGCCTAGCCGACAAGAAGGAAGTGGAGAAGGTGGTGAAAAAGCTGAATTTCAAGGATGCCGAATGAGGAAGTAATCGACATCATTCGCCCGAAGCTTACGGGCTATCAAAAGAAAATACTCTATTCCCCGGCACGTTTCACCGTCACGAAAGCGGCAACAAAGACGGGTAAAACCTTTTCACATCTTTGGTGGCTCTTCGAAAAAGCGGGCACACCTCCAAAGCCAGGCGCCAATTATTGGTGGGTAGCTCCGGTATTCGGACAGGCTGAAATCGCCTTCAATCGTCTCAAACGCGTGCTGGGCGGTTCGTCCGACTTCCGGGTGAACCTATCCAAGCTGGTCATTGAAACCCCGGTGGAATCCCTGATTCACTTTAAAAGCGCCGAGAACCCGGATACCCTTTACGGGGAAGATGTGTATGCTGCTGTCTTCGACGAGTTCACCAGGGCAAAGGAGGCAGCGTGGACGGCCTTACGAACAACCTTGACAGCAACCAAAGGCCCCTGCAAATTCATCGGCAACCCGAAAGGGCGCAAGAACTGGGGCTATTTGCTCGGGCAGCGCGCCAAGAATGGGGAGAAGGGCTACGAATACCACTCCATCACCGCCTACGACGCCGTAGCGGAAGGCATCCTCGACATGGAGGAGATTGAGCAAGCCCGCCGAGATCTCACGGCAGATGCATTCAAAGAGCTTTACGAGGCACAAGACCTAGACGATAAGACCAACCCCTTTGGGATGGACTTCATCAAAAAGCAAGTACGGCCTATGTCCAATCAAAACGCGGTTGTCTTTGGCGTGGACTTGGCCAAGTCGCACGACTGGACGGTGGTCACCGGGCTGGATAACGAAGGTAATGTTTGTTATTTTGATCGCTGGCAAAGCGACTGGGGACAAACCAAATCCCGCATCCTTCGAACGGTAGGAGGAACACCAACCTTAGTCGATTCAACCGGCGTGGGCGATCCGATTGTCGAAGACCTACAGCGCGTGAGCGGAGCGATTGAGGGCTACCATTTCTCATCAGCATCCAAACAGAAGCTCATGGAGGGACTTGCAAGTGCGATTCAGAATGCGGAGATTAGCGTTCTCGAAGGCGTGATGCAGAATGAACTGGAGACCTTCGAATACGAATACACCTCACGAGCCGTGCGATATACAGCCCCAGCCGGGTATCACGATGATTGCGTTTGCAGCCTTGCCCTCGCACGGGAAAAGTATAAGAACCGTCCTCTCGGATACATGCACGTAAGCGCCAATAAATGAAAAAATTCACCATCACCCTCAATGGCATACAAGTCAAAAAAGAAATCCCCGAGGATTGGAGTGAAGTTACCTTCGGTCAGTATCTCGATCTCGTCGAAGTCCAACATAATCCCAGCGGCTGTCTTGCTGTATTTGTCGGAATTGCAGAGTCAACACTTCAAAAAGTCAGAATAGTCGGACTCGACGACGTGCTGCACACCCTGTCCTTTGTCCAGACCCCACCTACCACACAAATACCAAAAGAAATCAAAGTCGGCGACAAGGCATATAAAGTCCCGAAAGACTTAGCCTTCGAGACGACGGGGCAGTTTCAGGATGCCAAAGCAATCGTGGAAAGCTTCCAGCCGAACGGGGACAACCTATCCCGCGAAGATCAGCTGAAGTACCTGGATTTAGTCGCCGTGTTCGCCATGCCGGACTATCTGGATAAGAGCGTCGAAGAACAGAAAGAGTTCGCTCAACAGTTTCTCAATGCGTCCTGCGGGGAGGTGCTGGCCGTCGGAAATTTTACATTACTGAAATTAATCGGGTGGAAAATGAACATCAAGCCCGGTGCCCTAAACAAGACTGGAGCCCTGAAGAAATTGAGGCTGGCTATCAAAATTTGGCTAAAAAATACGGCTTTTTCGCTACGCTTCGCATGGTTGAAAAGGAAACTGGTGTGAGTCGGCATGAGCTCTTGCGCTGGCCGATGATCGAGTTCAACACGGAAGTATTGTTCCAGATCGATTCGGGGATTGTGAGTAGACGCTATCAGGAGATTATAAGTAGGAAAAAATGACACGCAAACAGGTCTACGATTTCATCAAAGCGGGGGCAGACTCCCTCAAAGCCCAGCACGAATTTCGACGCGGGCGCGTGAGTGAGTTCTCGAGCTTGAACAAGGATTTCCCGGTCGTGTGGTATGAAACGCAAATCGACACAGCCGCACCTTCCACAGACCTGAATCTGAACAGCCTGCCGATCGACGCGTGGCCGATCAAGCTGTGGATCGGCAAACTGGACCGCGATGGCTCACTGCCCGAAGAATACGAAAGCATCGTAGACGACTGCGACGAGATCGCCCAGACGCTGGCGTTTAAATACAATTCGGTGGTCGCGGGGAATAACCTGTTGACCCTCACCGACATTAATCGGACTCCATTCATCAAAAAACTGGCCTCGTGCGTGACGGGGGTGATCCTTTCGTTTAACCTGAACGGGCCGGACACCACGGATCAAAGCGATAATTGTGATTGATGGAATCGATCCGCAACATCCTAAACAACTACGGCATTCTCGGGGTGGAGTTGCTCAAAGCCAACATTGGCAAACTCACCGCCACAGGCAAAACGGTTAACTCGATTCACTATGAAGTCTCTTCGAAAGAAACCACGGACACGCTCACGATTTTTGGCCGGGAGTTCATCTCCACACTGGAGACAGGTCGTGGCCCTCGCAAGTCTTCAACATCAGGCGGCTTCCTTGACAACATGCTCGAATACATGCAGGCGCGGGGCATCGGTGCGGATCTTGACGACAAGAAACGCAAACAGCTAGCGCGCTTCCTGGTACTGAAGATCAACCGCGAAGGCGACAAAACCTACAAGCAAGGCGGACGGCAAGTGTATTCGAACGACCTTGACAAATACGTTGATCAGCTAAAAGAAGCGTTACGCAAGGATTTTGCCGTAACTTTCCGAAACAATCTTAAATCCGCATTCCGTGGCTCTGACCATTCTTGACCGCCCCCAAGGCATCAAACTTTCGAGTACTGCCAATGGCACCTATTCGATCATCTCCAACGGCTACGGCGACGCTGTTCTATCCGGCGGCGCAGGGCTCACCACAGCAACCAAGATTTACATTTACCAATCCTTCACGTCCTACAACGGATTTTGGATTGTCTCCGCCTACGGCCCTACTCAGTTCAGGCTCCAGCGATATTCAGGCGCGGACTACCTGGTCTATACCCAAGATCACGACAACGTGACGATTTACGCCTCGGTGGGCAACATCGACTTTTCGTGCGTGCACCTGCCGATCGTCTATACCTTGAAGTCCTCCAAGTGGCCGACCAACACGGAAGACTCAATTCGAAACATAGTCGGATTCGCCAACGACAACGGCAATGTACGGATCACCCTGGACGGGTCAATCGATGTGGATGAACTGGACACGATCACCATTTCCAACTCAAGCGAGGACGAACTGGACGGCCCTTTCCAGGTGGTGACCAAATACTCGGCGACCCAATTCACGATCGACGCGCCCTACAGCGTGGCCCAAAATTCTCCCTACACGTATGCGAGTGCGACCGCTCAGAAGTATTACAACAACTACGCGGTCAACGTCAAGATTTACGGAGGACTGCCCGTTACGCATCCATGGGTCGGCCTAAAGCCGTATCAACTGATCACCACCTTATCGATCGCCCCGGACACGGACGCTATTGTGAAGGTCAATGTGGCGGAGGTCCTCAAAGAGCAGTTAAAGATCCAGGAGAACCGGCCGAACTACGATTCAATGCCCTACGACTTGGACCGATTCTGTGAGTTTTACATCACCTACGGGGAGCAGTACGACGACTCCGACGGCACGGACATTTCCACGTTTGAAAGTGCGTATCAATCCGATTACGACTTCTTCCAAGGGGTAGCGGTGGACGCGGAATTGCCGTTCAAAAATCGATTCTCAGGGTTCCTTTCCGAATATGTCTATGCCTCGGGAAGCCCCGCAAAATTCTTATCGGACGGCACGCCTATGCTGTTCAGTGGCCACTACCTGGACCTGAGTTTTATCAACAACTTTGGCGCGGACAACGTGATCCTTCGGCAGTTGTTCTACGACCAATACGACAACCTGCTGGGCACGCACGAAACCACGATTTCCGACATGGCCTCCCACGGGGTGCTGCGGCAGGAGATCGAGAACGTGACCACCTCGGATGCGAGCATTATCCTTTCGCCGGTTCTATGGACCCAACTGGGCGTCGTGGGCACACCCAGCTCGAATCTCTGGACGATCAATCTATTGACCGACCAAACGTTCAAAGCGTATCAACAGATTGATATGTCGGCAGGAGAAACCTTTCCGGCTCTTTCGTGGGAATTGATTTCTTCGGTGGGCGGAGATATTAATATCGATGTGATCGGAGGAAACGATTCACTCGATCCGTTTTCAGACCCCACCGCTGTCCTTTTAGCATCGCTGTCCGCCTTTACCGTCACGGCGGGAGCCATCATTCCCATCGATCTAACAGAAACGGTATTGCCTTTTGACTGGAGTACGCTGACCATTGTGATCACGGTACGAATGGACACCACCATCACCATGTCGTTGACGGATACAGTTGGAACAGTCCTTAGTGAAGGGTCGTCTATACCCTTTGAGGAAGATCACCAAACCGTGCAATTGATCGGTGCCAACATCCTGAAAGCGCCCAATCTTTGGGTGAGCACGGGCCCGGATACGCCGGTAGCCACCGGTGAGCAATGGTCGATCGTGACGGCGGGAACATTGAACGTGATCGAAACACTGTCCATCAACATGAAAACCGGCGACATCCTCACCGGATTTACGTTCTTTATACAGTTTGTAGGCTCGGAAAACGTCACGTATACAGTAAGTTACGATGGGGGAACGTTGGTCACCAGCAACGCGATCGCAAGTTCGGTATTAGTTACCGTACCAACCACGGTGCTCACCTCGGACGCCACCTACTTACGAATTCAGATCGTGACGGTCACCAGTGCGGTCTCCATGACGGTAACCTTTCAGGGAAACATTGGCCTGGTGCTGGGCCCCGATTCGGACATCGCCTACACAGAGGCAAAACAAATCGATTCGTTCGCCGAGTGCGGCAACCAGGAAATATACCTCACCTGGAAAAACAACCTCGGAGGTTTCGATTATTGGCTCTTCACCACCAACAAGGATTACAGCGTAGCGATTCTAGACACTCAGCAGCGCGAACGCAATATTTTCCCAAGCTGGCCGCATTCGTTTGGCGAACACGAAGACACGATCAACGAGGAGACCTACCGCAGTTCGTTCCCGGAAATACTCGTGCGGGCCGAGAACCTCACGCAGGCACAAGTCGATTTTATCAAGGGCATCAAAGTATCGTCGTTTGTCATGCAGATGACCAGCAAGTATGACCGCCGCCGCATGACGGTGGACAGCGGCTCGTTCAAGGTGCGCACCGACAACGAGAAACTCAGTACAATCGAGTTTACATTGCGCGACACCGCCCGTAACCCGTCGCAGGCGCTATGAAGTATTTGCAGGACGACAGCGGCCGGACCTTATCCGTACCCGACGAGGTACAGGTCTTTAAGCGCATTGTGACCTTCACCTCGTTCTCGATCTCGGGGGACTTTTCGTCCGACTTCGAGATCCCGAACAACTCGGAGAACCGGGCCATTCTCGGATTCTACAACATCAATCAACTTGAACGAATCATCCAGAAGCCGTTCACTTTTTACAGCGACGGAAATAAGCTCTTCGATGGACGCGTTTTCATTCGCGGTGTGGGGGACACCATCGATTTATTTTTCGTGGCTGGGAACGGCAACTGGATGACCCAGATCACTGGCACCATCCGGGATTTGGATTTGTCGGAGTTCAATGTTTTGTACGATGCCCCGACGATCATCTCGCGCATGAACGCGACGGAAGGTGTTATTTTTCCGGTGATGGATTGGGCATATAACTACAAAAAGCTTTCGAATCAATACCAGGTCAAGCCGATTGCCGGAATAAGTGTGGACACGTATTTAGACTTCTATCCATGCTTCCATGCTAAGACCATTTTAAAAAAATTGGTGAACTCGTACGGGTTTATCCTTGCGGGAAATCTGCTCGACGAACCGTTGTACAACGATCTGGTCATTACCCCGGAAGAGATTCAATCGGCAGCATATAATGCCGCGCTTTCATCGCTAAGTTACCAGCGGATGGATGGTTCTTTCCGAACCAACACAGGATCTCCTGTAGCCTCTCGCGTTCGTATGGATTCAGGCACATCGTATTTCGACGACACCAATGACCTACTCGATTTTGAAATCGATGCACCCGGCTCTACAATTACCTATACCTTCGATCGAACCAGCGCCACGGGTTCTCAGAAGGCATTTAATTTACGTCTTTCATTAGAAATTGACGGCAATGAAATATCGAGTTTTACGCTAGCCCCGGGCGTACTCACCGGTACAGCATCTGTGGTTGTCGATCTGGTTGCCGGAAATCAGGTTCAGATGCGCACGTCCAATCAATTCGGTCGATACGATGCCAGTGTGGTCGTTTCAATCGTTCAGTTGAATGATGCAGTCATTGTCTCCAACATGCTTCCACAGATGGACCAGTTCTCGTTTCTGAAATCCATCGCGCAACGGTTCAACTGTTTGATCAGCTTCAACGAGACGACCCAGACATTAACGTTTACCACGCTGGACTCGATCAAGCGAGAGGACGCGGTAGACATGACGGCAAACCTGGTGGGCTATACACAAATTCCCGCCTCGGGGTATGCGGCCCGGAATTATCTGCGCACCACCGTAGCCGACGAACTGATTAACTACAAGTCTGGTAATCTGAATTACGGGGACGCGCTCGTGGAGTCGGATGGGGACGGGGAGCAGGATGTGATGACCACGCTCTTTCGCCCTGCGGAAACGTTCACCAACCAGCAACTAGACTGGTTATTAACCAACGTGCCCCTAGTGCGTCTCGAAGACGCCGACGATGGAGTGGATTACAGCAGCGTTTCCAGTAGTTCGGGCCTCGCCAAGTTTGTCAACGGCACCGTGTTTACGGACTACTTGGCCGATAGCGTGGTGCGCATTCAAAGCACCTCGGGGGATTACTCCGGTTTCGCCGTCATCAGTTCGGCCGACGCCACCGGGCTCATTGGTAAATCGGTGCGGTTCACCGCGACTGACACGGGTAAAATCTTCAAACAGAAGATCGTTTTTCTGGGCATCGGTTCTCGAGAACTCATCGTGTGCCGCAACATCAATTTGAATTCGATCAATACCGGCTCCACAGTCTATGGATCAATCAACTTAAAGATCGAAGACAAGAACGGTACCTATCCGATCGATACGATCGCGTGGGCCTACTACGCCAAACCGAACATTAACACGTCGCTGGATCAGTTCCGCTACGGGCTGAACTATGCGGCGGTGACGGGCACCAACAGCATTCCGTTTGGACTCAAGTACCACCGGAACCTAAAGAAGATCATCAAAGGGTCGCGGGTCCCGGCGCAGATGAAACTGACACAGCGCGAATTCAACGACCTGGATTTAACGAAATTCATTTATCTTCGTACGAAAGATTTTCAGGGCTACTTTTTTATCTCGGATTTCTCGGACGGCTTCACCGATCAATACACCCCCGTCACGATGAACCTGATCTACATGGGCAATGGCTAATGAAACCAATAAAACAACGGAGATCCTCGAATTTAAAGTCGAGCAAGGCAGTGCCATCACCGAACTGGAGAAGACCAAAAAATCGATCATTGGTTTAAAGGAAGAGCAGAAGCAACTCAACGACGCCTACAAGAAAGGCCACATCACACAGGAAGAACTCGCCAAAGAATTGGTGCGGGTCGAAACGCTCCTGAAGAAACAGTCCAGCGAATACAACACACTGACCAAGAAAGTCACCGGGGTACAAACCGAGACCTCGAAACTCATTGCCTCCAATCAGAAGCTCGCGCAAAGCATAAAAGATTCTGCCAGCCAGATTAACATTGCCGGGGTCAACGTGGGCCAATTAACCGACAAGATTAAAAGCCTCGCCAACCCAGTCACGGCAACCGTAGCGGTCGTGAGTGCTTTGGGTGCAGCCTATGCCCGTAGCACGATTGGAGCGAAAGATTTAGCGTTTGCGCAGGCTCAACTATCCAATTCAATTACCATCGTTACCAACGATCTGGCACGACTGGTCAGCAGTTCGGAAGACGGGCAGGGAGCTTTGACGAAAGCCGCCGACTTCACAGTACGAAACGTGACAAAAGTCTTTGGCCCGGCGGGTGAAATTCTTTCGGCATACTTGAATAAAGTTGCCGACAAAGCACAGGAAGCCGCACTTGCCACCGAGAAATTCGAAGACCTGCAACGCGAAGAGATTGAGATACGCGGCAAGATTTCGGAACGCCTCGCCGACAATCAAGAATTACTGACCCTGATCGGCGACGAGCAGACCAAACAGAACGAAAAGGCCGAGGCGTTCAGTACGATCATTGGCAACCTGCGGGTCAATCAAAAGGAATTAGTTAATATCCTTGAACAGCAGCGCGACGAGATCCAAAAACAATTAGACGCCGATCAGGAAAACGAAGACCTGCAAACCGCCGTTCTCCAGAAAAACCGGGAGATCGAGAAAGCCAAGTCCGACACCGAAAAGCGGATACAGGGGATTCTCCGCATGGAGGATAACGTCAAGGATGCGAACGAAAAACAGTTAAAAGCAGAGCGGGAGAAGACGGCGGAACTGGAGCGGCAAATTACACTGGCCAAGTTCGAACGTGAGCGAGCCAATCAATTAAACCCACAGAAGACCTTACAGGAACAGATCACCGCCGAGTTTGAAACGCAAAAGACGATCACCAAAAATCGGGTCGATCTGGAGAAAAGCGCGAACTCCGAAATTGCTAAATCCTACGAAGCGTTTTCAAAGAAGGTAGAAGACGCGAACAACGAGCAAGCGAAAAGTAACAATAAGCTTTCCGACTCAACCGATGCGCAGCGGGATTCTCTTCGTTTGTTCTCTTCGGAAGCCGCCCGTCTTTATCAAACAATCAACCGGGATAATAAATATTTTGCCGCCGCTCAACTCGCGGTCGATGCAGGATTAACGCTTTCCGGGATTGAACGGCAGTCGGCTGGACTTGATCCGAAGGTTGCTGGGGTTTATCGCGCCGCTGCGATACTATCGGCGGGTGCCAGTCTTGCGCAAGCTGCAAAACTAATTGGCACAACTTCACCGGACATTAGCGCATTGGGCCCATCCTTCACTGCAACGTCTGGACAGCAATACGTCATCCAGAACGGTCAAGCGGTGCCTTTGGAAGATGCGCAGCGAAAGGCACAGAGAAAGCAGCAGATAGCCAGTGATGTAGGCACGGTTACATCCGCCGTTACCACGGGTGCCGCAATAGGTTCTGTTGTCCCTGGATTAGGAACGGCTGCCGGTGCTGTGGCGGGGCTCTTGGTTGGTGCCGGTATTTTGCTCGTTCGACGTATTCGCGAACGACGCGCCCGTCGGCGAGGCTATGCGGAAGGCGGTTGGACCGGACCGGGTGAAATGAACGACGTGGTCGGACTCGTGCACGCCGACGAATACGTCGTTCCCAAGAACATCAAGAACACGCAAGCCGCGCAGCCGCATTTGAAAGCCCTTGAACAAATGCGGCTGAGAGGCTATGCAAGTGGAGGCTATACACCCGTGACGCCTTCCAGCGACATAGCCGCCGTCATTGCCGCCATCCAAAACTTGCAGGTGTACGCCGCGATCACCGACATCAACAAGGCAGAGAAACGCCAGGCAACTAAAATGGCAATCGTCACCCGATGAACCTGTTGAACTATCCCAAGGCCTACGTTCAGCGGCTCGTCGTCGAAGGGTTCGCGCTCCCGGAAACGATCCGCCATTGGGAGATCTGCGAGGCTCTGAAGAAAGGCAAAAAATCTGAGGAGGTCGCCGAAGACTTTAAGATCGCCGACAGCACGGTCCGCTATGTCCGTCGCTGCAAGTGCCGGGACTGACAAAACCCTTTGTCGCTATTCGACCTTTAAGGGGATATAAATTTACCCTCATGAAGACGGGACCTGTCGCTCTGGACGCCACACCTTACGCAAAAATCGTAGGCACCGAAGGCCATATTTGGACCGACGGCATCATCACCGACAAGTACCCCAACCAACTGGAGGCCCAACTCGCAGCACTCCCTTCCACCACCACCAAAATCGTCCATCACATCCGCTCCGGCGGCGGGGATGTTTATGGCGGGTACAAGGGATACATCGCCTTGCGCAAAGCAGGACTTCCGATCAAAACCATCATCGAAGGAGAGGCCCAGAGCATGGCCACGTTCGTAGCCCTTGCGGGTGACGAGGTGGAAGTCATCGAGCCCTCGACGGTCATGATCCATGAGCCTTTCTTCCCGGACGGTGTTTCGGGCCGGGCCGACGACATGATCAAAGCCGCCACCGAACTCACCCAGATCGGCGACGAGATGGCCCAACGCTACTCCCAGAAAATGGGAATTTCCGTGGACGAGGCCAAAGCGATGATGAAGAAAGAAACCCGGTTCACCGCACGCGGGGCCAAGCAGGCGAAGTTCGCCGATGTGGTCACCGACCCTAGAGGCTCTGTGGTGGCCGTGAACGAAGACGATTTTTTTACCAAACTGGAAAATAGCTTTATGAAAATCTTTGGAAAAAACAGGGCGATGGCTAACGGCGTTGCCGCAAAAGATTTCCCTTTGAAGACGGGCGGTGTACTCTCCGTACCCGGCGACACCATCACCCAAGGCATGCAAGCCATGTTCAATGGCGCACCGGCAGAAGGGTCGTATACCCTGGCAGACGGCACGCTGATCAATTGCGTGGCAGGCGTGGTGCAGTCCATCACCCCGGCAGGTCCTCCCATCGAGGACAAGAGCCAACAGAACGTCGCGCAGCAACTCGCCGCCCTGCAGGCCGAAATGAACGCCATGAAAGCCGAAAAAGAAGCGGCGATTAAGGCGCAGGAAGCGGCCCGCATTGCTGCCGAAGAAGCCACTAAGAAAGCCGAAGCCGAAAAGATCGCCGCCGAACAGGAGGCGACGAAAAAGGCGTTGGCCGATGCGAAGGCCGAAATCGAAGAACTCAAAAAGCAGACGATTGGACGCTCCGGTCCCGCACCGGTGGCGACCTCGCAATACCATTCTCCCGGACGCGGCACGCCTCAGGCGGCCGATCTGGAGGCAACCAAATTTTTCCTCTACCAGAACGGCTTTGCCTACCTGGCGGACAATCCCAACTCGCCCATGTACGGGTATCGCCCGGGCCCCAATGCCCTGTCGATCCTGGAGACCAATTTCTCCTACACATGGCCGGGCATGCTCACCACAGACATCATCTACAAGCCAACGCTTCAGGCTCCGGCAATCGCGGATATTGTGACGGTGGACCAGGGCATCAAGGACCGCAAGCGATATAACCTTGTCACACAACTCGACAAGATCCTCAAACCCTATGGAGGTTGTGCCCGCGTGTTCAACGGCAACCGCCAGTTGATCACCGACACACTCGTTCAGACCAAAGAATTCCAGGTATCGGAATCATGGTGTAAGGACGACTTCACCGGTCAGTTGACTGGGGTTTATAACGTTCTCGCTTCGGAGTGGCTCAAGACGGGCAACCGCTCGTTTGACCCAACCGGTACGCCGATCGCCTCGGTGATCGACCGCCTGCTTGCCGATGCACTGCAACGCGACGTGTTTCGCCGGTTCTCGTTCGGTGCGGGCAACTCATCGGACGACGACTATAACCAAATCGACGGTCTGTGGGATCGTTTGATCGACTCGTCGGGCCAGTCGAACTACTGCGTAATCCGTGCGAACTCAACCCTCTATGGAGGTACCGCTCTTGGAACCGCCGACGTACTCGCTGCCGGGATTGCGAAAACCAACCTGGAGGCGTGCTACATCCGCTCCAAGCAGATCCTGAAGAACATGACCAATAAGACCTTCTGGGTAACGCGTTCGGTGTGGGATAACTACTACAACGATTTGATTTCGGGTGTGGTCACCGGCGCAACCGAGCAGTCTTTCAAGAACCTGCAGGACGGCCTCGTGAACCTGACCTACAAAGGTATTCCGGTGAAACCGGTGGATCTGTGGGATGCGTTCCTGGCCGAGTCGGACAACCCGCTCTTTGGAACGACCAAGCACTTGATTCTTTTGACGGTGCGCGAGAACCACATCTTCGGCGTAGAGAACGGCAGCGACCTGAACAAGATCGAGGGATGGTACGAGCGGAAAGACCGTAAGTTCTACTACGAGTCGGATATGAAATTCGGCTACAACTACA